CGTCAAGAAGAGCTAGCTCAAATGTCAACAGAAGAAAAAGCTGAGGCAGCAGCACCAGGATTTGCTCAAGGAGCCATGACAATGGCATCAGGAGATGTAGTTGGTGGGGCTATCGAAATGATTACAAGCTTATTTGCTCAATTAGAAGGGTTTAATGAATTTATTGGTGGTATTATGGATGCATTTCAGGCATTTTTAGAACCTTTGATACCTGTATTTGAGAGTTTATTTCAAGCACTTCAACCCTTAATTGAACCTTTAATTTTAATCGGTCAATTATTTGGAAGAATTCTAGCTATGATAATGAAAGTTATAGTACCTATTATTAAGGTTTTAGCAAAAGTTTTAGCTTTTGTAGTCGAAACTATTATTAGTGTGATTAATTTCTTCATTAAGGCTTATAATATGTTGCTTGGTTGGTTATTTGGAGAAATAGATACCATTGATTCACCAGGTAAAACAGAACGTCCTGAGGATGATCCTGAAACTGGAGGTGTAGGAGGATCTAGACAACCAGATACTAGAGCTAGTACAAATGGTGGATTTACCAGTCAACAAGTAGCTAATACTGACACTCAGATTATAACTATCTTACGTGAGATAGCTAAAAGCGTTGTTAATATAGATAGTCTGCTATCTATTGGAGCTAAAGGAAGTCAAGGATCTGTAAAAGGTGGCAATCTTAAATTAACTGTTAATGTTCAACCAGGAGCTGTTCAAGTTGAAGGAGCTGGAGAAGAAGGGTTTAATCAAGCTGGAGAACAGTTAGCAAATATGACAGCTGCTAAGGTTTTAGAAATATTAAAGGATAATGATTTTGGATTAGGATTATATAGTTTATAGGAGGGATAATGTATGTCTCATATTCTAGGGGGCTATACATTCCCCTACTTACCACCAGATAATGCCTGGAGTGGAATTAAGAAGGTAAAATCAAGAGTAGATGTTTCTACTTATAGCAGCAATGTGACTTTAAATTGGGGGGTTCATATTAAAGGTAGTTTAGTTTCTTATGAATACCCATTAATGGAAGAGAATTTCTTTCAATCTTTAAAGAACAAGTATGAGTTAGATCAAGAGTTTAATTATGATCCTAAAGATGGTCATATTTATTCTGTGAAAATAGTCCATTTTACAGGACAAGTATATAAAAAGGGCTCTTATCGATCTAATGTAGTTTTAAACCTTAAAATTTTAGAGCAATTAACTTAAGAAAAGGAGTGATGTTTATGCCAGCACCAATAGTAAGTTGGTATGATCCAAATAATAATGCAGTTAGTCAATGGAATATAGGAACAGTTGATGCAGGTTCTGTATCAGCTGATTTTACTGTCGATATCTGGAATAATAAAGGTGGAACAAATGATGTCTCTACCATGCAAAATTGCCAGATCACAACTAAAGATTCAGCAGGTGGTAATACTGGAGAATTAGTAACTGATACCTGGATTAAGGCTCGTTGTGACTCTCTTCAAAATGGTTCTGCTGATACATTTGGAGCTATTGGAGGAACTATAACTAAGACCATAGAGGCAGAAGGAGCAACAAATCCAGGAGAAATATCAGGTCTTGCTAATACAGGAGATCCAAATGCAGCAGCAGATAATGCTAATTTTGCTCGTGTAACTTTACATGCTGAAGTACCACCAACAGCAACAGCTGGAAACGTGGTCTTTTTAACTAGAGTCTCTTATCAGTATGTATAATAATTCTCTCAATACAATGAGGAGGTTTTTTGATGGATAGAGTTCAGGCATTTTCACCAGTTAAACAAGATTTTATTTGGGTTGGAGAGTATCTAAATGGTACTCTCTTTTCTGAATATGATTTTAAGACTAAAGAACATAATGACTTTTATCAGATAGATAGAAAAAAATTAATTCGTTTTGGATTAGTTGGTCACGGGCGTAAAGTCTATTATGAAGTTCCAGATGGCACCTTTAAAATATTTGGTCAAAGAATAGATATTATTTATCGTACTAAAGAGCGTGATTACTTATTAACAGGTAATCCTAGACAGAATTACAATGATATCATTACTTATAAAGATGCTGAAACTGTGATGAATATTAGAAAATTAGCACCAGGAGTTAAGCCACAAAACCAATTAAAAAGAGATCCATCAAGGATTAATCAATATAACTTAGGTTATAAAGCAAAGTTAACCTTTAATAATGTTGACTTTCACTTCAAATCTATTTTTAAGATGCCTTTTAATAAAAAACCTTATATTTATATTTGGTTAGTATCTAATAAAGACCTAGAAGGAGAATTAGTTTTTATCAGAAATGGAAAAGAAACTGATAGAATTAAAGCTCCTTTAGAGGTTGATGTAGGGGGTGAGTTGAATTGGCAACTGAAATAATAGAAAAAAGAGATTTGTACACAAAACATTATGATAAAGGAAATGGTGTGAAAGAAACAGTTATTAATATGGGACCAGTTCACTATCAGGATCAAAAAGGAAGCTGGAAGGATATAATTCTTGATATTGAGCCTCTATCAGTTTGGGAATTTACCCATGGGGTAACTTCTAACTTATACTTCACCTACTTTTATGATAAAACTTCTAAAAATAAACATTTAGTCTCATTTGAATTTAAAAACAAGAATAATAGAAGTAGGTGGGTTAATTATAAGTTGGTTGATGCTCTACCAACAGATTATATTTATCAAGACAATAAATTTAAATTTATTGATTGTTTTCCCGGCGTTGATGTTGAGTACATCGTAGAAAAGACAAGATTAAAAGAGAATATAATACTAAAAGAAAAACCAGATCAAACCAGTTTCATCTTTACTTTAAAATCTGATGGGGTTGATTTTCGTTTAAATGATAAAGGAGAAGTTGAATTTGTAGATCAGCAAACTAAAGAAATTATTTGGGTGTTAGATACCCCTTATATGCTAGATGATAATGATAATTATAATTATGGCATTGAGTATCAAATGACTACTTATGATAGTTATGATGCTATTGAATTAATCATAACTGATGTATCTTTTCTAGATACAGCCACTTATCCAGTTATAATCGATCCAACAACTTATATTGAAAATGAAATTCTTTATGTTACTCAATGGGTTGGGTATGACCATACTGAACATTTACATCCAGCAGATGATAGGTATACAGCAGCTTGTGGAGTTTGGGGTACTGTTCAAAATATGTGGACTCCTGGCTTTAGGATTCCAACAACAGTCGATCAATTTAATAGGATAGAGAAGGTTACTTTTGAAGTATTATGTAAATATTCTAATGCAAGTTGGCTTTATCCTCAGGAATTATTATCTGATTTTAATAGAGGAACTAATTGGAAATCAATTATTAAAGGAGATTATATAGGAAATAATCCTCAAAATTTTAATAATCCCGATTGGTGGATTTGGGATATTACAGACAGATATAAAGAGAGTATTTCAGGTGAAAATCCGCTTTATGGTATTGCTTTAAGAACTGGTTGGGGGCGACGTTCTACTTTTTACAGCTATTTAAGCAGTTACCCTCCTAGATTAGTCGTTCAATATAGAGATGTACCTAATATAATTTTTAAAAATGTTAATGGCAACATATTATCTAATACATCGGGCGATATAATTAAATACTTAGATTTTGGAATAATGACAGCTGGATCAACTTCCTTGGTTAAAGAAGTTGTTTTAGAGAATAGATGTGGTTTTGATATTGGATTTATAGAGATTTGGGTTGAACAATCGAGTTTAGATCAAGGTATAAAATTAAAATTAAGCAAATACAAGAATCCTTTTATTGAAGAAGATTATATTTATTTAGATGGTTCTCTTGCTCCTGGAGAAGTTAAAAAATTTTATGTCAGGTTATCTTCTGATATATCAGTTAAAAATGGAGGTACTTTTAAAATTATAGCAAAAGGCAAGCCAGTTTAAAATCTCAATACAATGGGATGTGATTAAATGCTAGCAGATTTAGAAGGAATAATTAATATTATTAATGGTCCAAATGATTGTAAAGGATATATGACTGTTCCTTATAACTTTAACACAACTTCAACTCTAGAAGTTGCTTCCAAAAATACATTATTGGGTCAATATGATGTAATTCCAACTTATATTGATGATTTTAAAAGTTTTATTAAAGTTAACCAGGTAGGAAATTTAATAAGCGAAATTTTTGTTAATCCGAACGGTCAATTTGCTGTATTAGCTGATATTAAGCCACCTCCGACTTATAATATAACTCTTAATCCAACTAAGGATGCTTTTGTTCGTGAAAATGTTCCGACTTTAAATTATGGTACTGAACAGCAGTTAATGGTTGGTTATTCAGAGTCTAAAGATGAAGTTTACAGGGCTTTTATTTACTTTCCTGTTAAAGAAAATCTACCTTATGAAGCTAAGGTCAAGAAAGCTAAATTAAGATTCTATAAATCTCCTGATTTCGATCCTAAAATAGATATAGAAGTTTTATTATTAAAAGAGCATTGGGATGAACTTGGAGTCACTTGGGATAATCAGCCTAACTTAGACAATATAATTGTTGAGAATTCAGTTGGTGATGGTTTTGGTTATGTTGAAATTGACATAACAGATCTTGTAACAGAGTGGGATGAAACTGATAAAGAAAATTATGGTTTTGCAATTAAAGCTAAAGATGAGAAGTTTGATTCAGTAAAATCTTTTTATTCTAGTGAATATGAATATTATCCTCCAGAATTAGAGATTGAATATACATTAGATATTATATATTCTGCTGGCAGATCAGAGACTAATGGATCAATTACAGTTGAGCAAGATAAAGATCAAGATTTTAAAGGATTTATGAATATAAAATCATCCTGGGATATTGACGATTTAATTAGTAGTATTGATTTTAGTTATCAAATAAAAGGTTCTATTGAAGTGCTAGGTCATAATCTTAAAGGATTAATTCGACCAAGATTTAATTCAGTAGATAATTTTGATGGTAGTTTGACACCTAGATTTAACTTAATGGATGATCTTAATAGTGATTTTTCAATCAATAAACCTTATATGTTCGGATCGATTCAACCAAGATTCAATTCGATGGATAACCTTAATGGTACTTTAACACCAAGAATACCAGGTAATTCTGATTTATCAAGTTCAATTACAGTTAGTGAATTGGAGAAATTAAGTTATATTGAGGTTTGGCATAAAACTTTATTAAAATCTAATATAAAAGTAAAACAGAATGTAACTGATGATTTAACAGGGTCGATAAAGATTAGGAAAAGTGGATTTAACGCAATATCATCAAATATAGATGTTTGGTATAAAGAAATATTAGAAAGCAGTTTATATGTTAATAGTGGGTATATCAAAGCTAGTATATTGATTCCAAGTGAAGGTATTACTCAAAAATGGAGCTTTGTCACAACAAGGCAAAAAGGTTTTAGTGATCTAGCAATCATAGGAGAAACTTTAAGCCCTGGAAGATTAGATGGTTCTATTGATATTTATCAGATATCTGAGTTGTATTCACTAATGAAGGTTAGACCTTTTTATCATAGTCACTTGTCTAGTGAAATCAACATAATTAGAGAACCTGGTCAAATTGTAGGACCTAAACCAAATACTGAAGGTTTACAGTTTATCTGGTCAGATTTAAGTTATAATGCTTTAATTACTAAGATTAAGGTTGAACACAGTTTAACTATGCAAGGAAGGATATTTGCTCGTCAAACGACTAATTCCTATTTTTCTTCACAAGTTAATATTTTAAGAAGAGAAAGGAATAAAAAATCTAGCTATCCTTATTTAGCAGGGCAATTAAAAGTTAGAAGGCTAGATCCACATGATGATATAGATGGAAACATTAACGTACTACCTTATCTTTGGAAAGAATTTAAGGATTTATCAAGTGAATTAAACATTATTAAAGAAGTAAGTCATATTAAAGGTGAAAGCTATCCAAATGTCGGATGTTCTATTAAAGTTGAATTACCTTACGATAAATTAAATTCAAGTATATTTATCAAAGGACAAGGTCAAGGGAATTTATCAGGTAATATTACTATAAGTGGTGATCCTGATTTATTAGATCTTTATTTACAACAAGATGATTGGATATACAATAATTCAGAAATTAAATCTGAATTATATATTGGTATGACTGAAGCTGAATGGAAAGCAAAAGAAACTTTTGTATCTGGAGATGCGTGGACATTTTGGGGGCGTAAATATCCAGAAACTTATAATGGAATGACTAGAGGAATAGACTATGAAGTCTATTCTACAAAACAAACTCGTTATGATTTTACAGAAACTTATTATCACTTATATTATATCAATAAAATCTATTGGCAAAGACAGAGCAACATAACAGGGATAATAGAAGTTGAGCCAGGGGTACATTATGATATTAATTATAGTAAACCTTATTTAAAAGGAACAATTGATATAATTAAAGCTGATAAGTTAGATAGTTCAATCTTGATTAAAAGTAAAAGAATTAAAGATTTAAGATCCTCAATAATTATTAATAAATTCACCATGAAATTAGGTGATTATTTGTTTCCATATGATCCACCAAGAGGACAATATACAGGGATAAATATTCCTAAAAATTATAGTGAAGTTCAAACCTTAGCAGATACTATTATTTTTGATGATCCGTTAATCTTACAAGAGGCTAGAATTGTTATTAAGTATCCTTTAATAAATGCCGATTTTTATAATAAATTATTAACTTTATTTGAAGCTAACAATGGAGCAAACTTATATAATTTTCAAGATGGAATTAATAGTCAAACTTATCAAGTTGAAATAGTTGATTTAACAGGTACACCGTGGAAAAAAGATTATTATCAAAATGTAACTTTATCTTTAAAACCTTTTAAAATAATCTAAAGAAAGGAGGATTAATTTGCAGATTTTATCCCCTAATTTAGAATTAGCCCAAAAATCATTATTGAGAAGCCCTTGTGCTAGAGTAACATTAATCACAGAAAATGAAGTTAGTCATGACATAACTAAAGATGTGATCAGCTTTGATATTGAGTTGTCAGAACATAATCAAGCAAATAAAGCTAATTTAAAAATCAGTAATAAAGATGGGCAATATGATAAATTAAATTTTAATTCTACTAAAAGAAACTGGTTTAAAGAGAACAATAAGATTATTATTGAAAAAGGTAATAATGGTGAGTATATGCCAGCAGGGATATATCTGATTAGATCTGCTGAACCTGAAAAATATTCCAGAGGAGCAGAGCAAATCTTATCAGTTAAATGCTTTGATAAAAGTAAAAACCTTTTAAAGGCTAAAGTTACAACAGATATCTATGAAAATATGCAAGCAAACGATATTGTTGCAGATATTGCTATTAATCATGCAGGCTTAAACCCAAGTGAGTTAAATCTTGCTCCTTTAGATTTTACAATCAAAAGTGTACAATTTATCGATGAACTATCCTGGGATGCTATGTTTATGCCTTTACAGGCTGCCCTACACAACCTTTATTTTGATGAAGAAGGTAAATTAAGATCTTCTAAAATTAATTTTAATAAAACTGTATCGTGGACCTATGATAATTCTGATTTTGTGATATTTTATCAGCCTAAATGGAGTGATGATGATATAAAAAATATTGTCCGAGTTTACGGGCGTAATATCAGCGAACCGAAACTAGTTCCATTGGCTGAAAAATTATTAGTAACATTTACTAAGCACGTTATGTCAGGAGAAAGTAGTCATACAGAAACTTTATACTACTTTGATGATCATACTAGAACAGCAGTTGATGTCAGAATGGAGTATACAGCAATAAAAGAAAAATGGGATACTAGCGATTATGCATCTATTCAAGAAAAGACTGACCATTATGTTAAAGTAAAATTAAGAAATAAAAATCATAAGTCTACTGATGCAGATATTACGGTTAATATTTATGGTAAACCTCTAGGACAGGCTGCCCCTGATGTATTAGCAGCTGAAGCAATGGATGAGTATTTAATTAACCAATATGGAGAGGTAGAGGACAAGATTGATAATCCTTTAATCCAAACAGAGCAACAAGCTCAGTATTTAGCAGATCAACGCCTTCAACTTCATAAATGGTCTAGAAATAAAATGAATATTCAAGTTGTTGGAAATATGGCTCATCAAGCTGGAGACATTATTGAAGTTTGGCATCCAGTATATAAAAGAATGGTAAGATTATATATATATAAGGTTAAACACCAATATGCTAGAGAGAAGCATGATATAACAGATCTATATTGTTATATTGCAGAAAGTATTTAAGATAGGGGTTGGTCTAATGTATAAAGATGATTATGAGGTTATGAGAGTTATAATTTCAGATCAAAAGGCAAAAATTATTTTTAAAAAAGATGATATTATTGATAAAATCTCTATTGAAAATAGATTTTCTGAAACTAAAGAATATGTGAATATAGGAAAAGAAATTATTTGTAAGAGTCTAAACCAGCTTAACAGAATAAATTATAAAATTACAAAAGATCAGATTCTAAGTATATCTTTAAATTGTTTTAAAATTAAAGTTAAGTATAGATTAGATAATCAATTTATTGATAAAGATTTAAGAATTAATCAAGATATAGAAAGTTATATCAAAGAAGGACGTTTGATTGCTAAAGCAATAGTTCGTGATTTTATGGAGGTAGATAATAATGTATAAAGCGATAGTTATCTTATCTAAAGAATTCTTAGGGGATCAGAAACTTTTTGAAATGGAATTTGATTCAATCCCTCAAACTGGACAAATTTTCAAAGGACTTGATAACCAAATCTGGCAGGTAGATAATTATACATTATACCCTGATGCTAAGAAAGTAATTATTAAGGTTAGACCTTATTTCTTTTTTAAAAATAAAAGAAGGCTAAATAATGTCAATAATTAAGAATAGATCTAACCGCCAGGCAAAGTATTATCAGCAAAAATATATAGGGGTTATTGCTGGTATTAATTATGATTTAGATAAAAGACCTAAGGAACCAACTTCTTATGATGTAAAGATTATAACAGAAAAACAGGTGATTAGAAAAGTACCTAATGTAACTGATTTAAAATTTAAGCTTAGGGATAGAGTTAGCTTAGACCGTATCAATCGAACAGAGTGGCAAATTACAGGAAAAAGCTATGTAAATATCGATTTAAGAAGTGCAAAAGGAACTAGTTTATACGCTCGTTGTGATGCCGGACATCGTTTGGATCAAGGACATCTAGTAAAGTAAAGGAGGAAAATAAATGGCAACATCATTACCAGCTTGGAATACTGATGAAGAGATAACATCATCTAAATTGAATGGTATTAATAATTCAATTAAAAGTGATATTGAAATTTTGGAATATGCCGTTCAAGATTTAGACGACCAAGGTCTTTATAGTGGTTTAGTACTTGGTCAGGGGATTTATGATAAAGTTGGAGGAGATTACTTAGTTTCTGATGGCGGCGGGCTAAATGTAAGTGTAGCACCAGGTAAAGCTTTAGTAAATGGAACTTGGGTTATATCTGATTTAAGTTATTCTATATCACTTACTGATAATGCTGTAAATAGAGTTTATATTACAGATCAGAGAGATGGAGGTGCAACAACAGGAGCAATTCCTAGCAGATCTATTGTATTGGCAGAGGTAACAACTTCAGGTGGAACTATCACTAATATAAGTGATAAGAGACAACAGATATTAACTTTAGTAGATTTAAAAAATCTAATTGATAATCATACTTCAAGACATGAAAAGGGAGGAGCTGACGAGCTTAATGTTAATGGCTTATCTGGAGAATTATCAGATCCACAGTTAGCTAAAATTACAAATTTAAGTGGATCAGTAACTAAAACAGCAGTTGCAGCAGGAGAAACAATAACAACAATTATTAATCATACAGCTTTAACGATTCCTGCTTATCCAACTGTATCAACAGATGCTAATAATGTTAATCTTAGAATTTTATTTAGTAATGGTGATGAGATCAGTAATGATTTTTTTACCATTGAAATAACGAATAATGATGCGACTCAAGATATAACGATCAATTGGACTAGAAATGGAATCTAAAAAAGGGATAAGATAACATTTGATGAATTAAATATCAGTATATTAAATATTTTAGGAGGCGTAGAATATGAAAAAAATAGTTGTATTTTTAACTCTAACACTAGTATTAATCGGCTTGACGGGATGTTTTGGAGGAGATGATGATGGTACTGTAACACGCCCTAAAGACGATGGCACTACCAATATGACATTAGCATATCAACAAATAGATAAATTTTCTGAGTCTTTTCTTGATAAAGATGAAATAAAATTAAAATCTGTTATGTCAACAGGGGCAATCAATTTCACTATTGATAATGAAGATGTTTCTCTTCAAGATAATGATGAATTTATTTTATATGTGCAACAAGAACTATGGGATCAGGTGGAGTATTCAAAGTTTGAAATAACTAATAGAACTGGCTCGGAAGGCATTAATTATATTCAAGTTACAGGGAATATAATTACAACTAAAACTAGTTCTAATAATATTGTCGTTAATAATGAAGGATATATACAAATACAATTAGAGAAAGTTGATAATAACTGCTATATAAATGATATTAATATTGTTTATGAATAAAAAAGGCTCCTTTCGGAGTCTTTTTTATTTTAATAAGGGAGGTGCAATATGGCTGAGAACAAAAAATGTGAATTACATGATTTAAGAATCAGTACCATTGAGAAAGAACTAGAAAAAGCTATAAATCAAATAGAGAGTATAAAAGAAAGAGTAGCATATAATGAGAACCAACATGCAAAGTTACAGCAAATTATAAGCAACTTTGATATAAGGTTTAATGCTATAGAAGGGACACTTAATGATGTTGTGCAAGAATTGAAAAAAATAGGTAATGCAGTTACAGAAATTAAAACTAGAAGTGATACAAATGATGAATATATCAAAGAGAAACTACAATCTAATATATCTAATGTGGGATTTAAGCAGCATATTAAGAATAATAAAATTTTATATTCAATAATTGTAAGTTTAATTTCTTTAATATCTTATCTAATCAAAGCTGGATAATTCTGAGTCACCGAAAGGTGTCTTTTTTAATTTTTGGGAGGGAGATGGTAACATGATTATAATTGATGCAGGTCATGGAGGAGAAGATCCAGGAGCTAGTGGCCAGTTTAGCAATGAAAAGGATGTAGCATTACAGATTAGTAGGATGTTATATACTCTATTGAAAGAGGATGGCCATAATACCAGGTTAACTAGAGAAGATGATAGCTATCCTAAATGGGAAGATAGGGTTAGATCTACAGCTGAGGATCTATTTATATCAATTCACTGTAATGCTTCTAATAATCCTCGTGCTGCTGGTATAGAGACATTCTGCTATACCAGCAGCGAGGAAGGAAAAGAGTTAGCTGAATTAGTACAAGCTAATCTGATTAAAGGTACTGGTAGAGTCGACAGGGGAGTTAAAGAGAACGAGAATCTATATGTATTAAAGAATACTAAATGTCCTGCTGTGTTAGCCGAAATTGGCTTCATAAGTAACATAGAAGAAGAGGTATTACTTAATTGTGTAGAATATCAAGTAGAAGTGTCTTTAGCGATTGTAAAAGCTGTAGATGAGTTTGTCAGAAGCAGAAAATCAAATAATTAATCTATCCGCCTATAAGTTGGTAGATTTTGTTATATAAACTATAAATTTTTAGGAGTGTGATAAATGATGAATATTAATATCGAAACTGTAGTGACTATACTGGGAGGACTAAGCATTGTGATTGGGATTGCTAGAAAGTTTAAACCAGAGATTGATAGCTATTTCAGTGTTGCTCGACCAGTGCTGGAGGAAGTAGATGACATTATTGACTTGGCTTTTAATGAGTTTCCTAACAATCAATACTTAGCTAATGCTAATAAGATTAGTGACAAGGTAATCTCTGAATTAGAGGAAGCAGGATATAAAATTGATAATTCAGCAAGAAAGAAGATAGAGAACAGAGCTAAAGCTAAGATTGTGAGGAAATCGGGAAAGTAATTAGACCTCTTCCTGATCACATAGTTAATCAAGAGATAGAATTACCCCAAAGGGAAGAGTTAGATGTATGGACTAAGTTAACTGCAAAAGATAAGTTTGAAATTATAGACAAAAAAAAGCCCTCCAAGGATTAGATCCTTAGGGGCTTTCTTTATTTAAAAGAATCCAGCATCTTTTTTAGATTTTATCTTATCAAGTAATTCATTATCTTGTTTCTTTTCTTTAGGCTTATCATCATTCTCGATCTTAATGTTATTACTCTTAATAGCTTCTACTATATTATTTACTTCATCTTTTAACAGTTCCCCATCTAAATACTTCCGATAGACTGATATAGCATTCTGGACTAACTCGCTTTTACTTACTCCTTGCTTCAATCTACCCTCTACAAAATCAACATCTTTCTTATTCATTGATTTATCACTAATTCTACCTGCAAGAAGTATATTCCTATCCATAACTACCACCTACATTTTAGTTAGTTTGTAATAACCACGAGCATTACTAAATTGTGCATCTGAAATAACTGTAATATCTTTATCAAATAAGTCATTTAAATCTTTTCTTAAACTTTGAGCTCCTCCACCACATAAGATAATAAATTGAACTCTTGGCATATAATCATCCCAAGCCAACTGAACTTCATCATATATCTTCTCAGCCAATTCTCTAAATGCATCTTCACAAGGTTTCTTAATATCATATTCTTTATTATAGAAAGTCTTATCATTCCCTTTTAGATAATCTTCTTGTATAATACCAAAAGGGATATCATCTAAAGCCGAACTAGCTATTTTAAAAGCATTAGTAGTACCTTCTTTTAGATTAATTACACTATCTGTAATAACATCTATTCCATCAGCTACAAAGGCATCTACTGTCCTTCCTCCAATATCGATTAATCCATATCTAGCAGTTGCTAAATTATCATTCTTCATATTACCTTCCATATCAAGAAGCTCGTCATAGAATGATGCAATACCTTGAGGATAGCAAGAAACACTATCTATATATAATTCTCTTTCTTTTCCTCCAGCTTGATATTTAATAGTTCTATTATTATATAACTCTACAATTTCATCTTTATACTTTTTAAAAGCTCCAACGTTAAGACCTAACCCTAATTGTTCAATTCTAATTTTACCATCTATTTCATCACCAAATAATAACTCTATACCAGCCAATAACTTAACTAACTCAGTATCTTCTTTAAACTTTTCATCTCTAAACTTTCTATCAGAAGAGTCTGCAGCTTGCTTGTCAGCCTTAGCACCTACATAATAGATATTACCATCTAACTCCACAACCATATTATCAGGATTAAAAATAGACTTGCCTAAATCAAACACTTTATCCTTTCTTGGTTGATATGTACGAGAAACAAATTTAACCTTATTTTCACCAGCCTCAAACTTTTCAAAGTCAAAACCATTATCCCAACCTAATACTGGAACTACTTTCATTCTAATTCCTCCTTGTTAACATTTATTATTTTAGTGTCAGTTATTTTGTTAACACTATAAAAGCCTTTAATAACTAACCTTTCTATATATAATGTTAACATAATACTAGAAGATAATCAATACTTTTGTTAACATTTATTATTTTGTTAACAAAAATTAATTAAACAGCTTATATTAATAGGTTTATTATGTTAACAAATAAAAAAGCTAGGGCATAAGCCCCAGCAGTCTATATTAAATGCTAAACCAAGTTAATATTTAATTATACCCAATAGTTTGTAAGTTATACCCATTGAACAACTTACAACAGTCCGACAGGTTTCCCCTCCCCCGAGGTTGTCCCTGTGACAATTTTCCCCTCCCCCAATAGGCTTGTCCATCCTCCCCCCTAGCGTGTCCAAGTTTACCAAATTTCTAAAATTTTCAAAATAGCTTTTCATGGGGTAGCAAACGTTAGACATGAGAAAATTTTAGAGGAGAGGTTCAAAAATTTTTTAGGTTAAGAGTTTTCGACAAAGAGAATTTTCTAGAGCCTCTATTTTTAGTTGATGAGCAACATTAGTTAGTTGCTCTAGTTATATATTGGTACTATTCCTAATTTAAAAATTATTATACATAAATATAAAATAATTCTAATATTTACTTGACTTATACCATTCCGAATGATATAATATATATAGAACATGAGGAAAGGAGGGGAATAGATGGAATGGTTAAAAAATCTAGGGCTAATCTTAGGATTAATCTTCACATTTGAAAAAATAATCCTAACAGCCTTAGAAATCATCAAAAAATACAAAGAGCTTAACTCCGATGATGAGAGTTAAGCCCAACCATCGGGAGGGGAAACCCTCCCACCTAAAACCATTCTATCAAAACATTATGAGAAAATCAATATCAACCGCATTGGTATTTTTATTCATCGCTTTTATTTTCGCATTAGATAGAAGTTGGTGGGGCACTGGTATATTCGCTTTCAATGCAGCATTAGTTTTGGCAGTAAGCTTTTTAAGAAAATAATATTTTAAGCAGTTTCCCGCTCTGCTATATCAAAAGCGGGGTAAATATAAAGGAGGTATTAAAATGACTAAAAAAGAGAGAATATTAGATTTAATATCAAAGAATCCATACTTATCATTAGATGAAATAGGAGAACAAACCGACTCAAGTAGCAACTATGTAAGGACTATACTGGCAGGTGAAGGGTTAACTCTGACCAAGTTAAGGAAATTCTATGGTAAAAAAGCAGCAGAACAAGGATTTAGAATTGATTTGGAGGAATTTAGAAAGGGGGATAATTAAAAGGTAGGGTATAAGGCACTATGTTTACAGGTTGATGATATACAAAAATAATAGGAGGCAATGAGATGAAATTTAATTATCAAGGTAAGATTAACACTGGCGAGAGTATAGCAGATGGCTACATTACTTCTACAGGGTGCACCATATTAGTCAGTATTGATGATGGCAAATATCATTTATCAATAGCACACAAAAGTAGGTATCCAACTAAGAAAGAGATAGATCAAGCTAGAAAAAAATTATTGCCAAAAGACAAAACATTTGATTTGATAAGTTCGATAGGGTATAATGATAATTGTTTTCACTTGTGGGAAGTTGAAAAAGAAGAACTACATTAATTCAGAAACTGCTTTCAGAGCGGTTTCTTTTTTAGAAGTTGATAGTCATAAATGACTAAATCTTATAAAAATTAATAACATAAGTATTTTATATTTGAAATTATTGATATTTTTGTAGAATTTGCTTATAATAAATATAGTATCAAAAAATAAAACAACGGAGCTGCCAACTCCGTTTAGGTTATGGTCTCGGTCAAGACCTCATTTACTATTATTATATCAAAATTATAATATATTATACACTTGCTTGTCAAGTGTACTTGACCGAACCTGCCTAAATTTTTATAGGGAGGTTATTTTTATGTCAGTAATTAGAGTACATAAGAGAGATAGATATGTTATAGTTGATAAAACAGGATTAGAGGATAGCAGATTATCATTTAAAGCCAAAGGTTTACTTGCTTATCTATTAAGTAAGCCTGATAACTGGGAGGCTCAAATTGAGCATTTAAAGACCGTTAGCAAAGATGGTAGAGATTCGGTAAGAACTGGACTAAAAGAATTAGAGGATTATGGTTATTTATATAGAGCACCAGTTAAAGGGGAAGATGGTAAAATTAAATATTGGGAAAGAAATGTATATGAAACCCCAGAATTAAATCCATATCACGAAGAAGAACCACAAACGGATAATCCGAAAGTGGATAAAAAACCAGAAACGGAAAATCCACATGTGGAAAATCCACAAGAGGAAAATCCAACACTAATGAATAATGATTTAATAAATAATGATTTTAAAGAGGATGATGAAATAGGGGAAGAATATGAAAAAACATTTGGAAAAGCAATTGGAGACAATAAACTTAAAATTATTAGAGCTTACCTCAAAAAGACCTCTATAGAAGTGATCAAGTATTCTTTTGTTATTGCTAGGAAAAATGGAGCAGAAACATTTAGATATGTTGTAGTGTTGCTGGAAGACTGGACAAGCAATAAGTTAGATACAGTTGAGAAAGTTAAGTTATACCTTAAAGGAGCTAAATCAGAGATTAAGGTTAATAGACCACCTTTATTTGATAGTAGCAAATATGAAGGTTCAGATGCCCCACCAGAAGATAATTATTTTGATAATATAAAAAAGATGTTAGGTAAATTATAAGTTAATCTCTAGTTATTATTTCCAATCTTTTGGGGATAATACTCTCCCAGAGGTGATAACTATGAGGATATTAGACAGGATAGCAGAAGAAAAAAGCTATAGCACAGTAGAAGTAATGTTATTTATTACTTTGATTGGCTTGGTAGCTCTATTGTTAGTGAAATGAAAAAGACTCCCTTAATTGGGAGTCTTAAAATTAACTATTAGTATGAATCTCATATAGTTTTTCAACTATTCTTTCTTCTTTTCTTGAAATTGTAACCACTCCTTATATAAGTTATTTTTTATCTTCATAAGTCCAATCAATCTGTTTATTCAACACATCTTCAACTTTATTGACAGTTGTGTTAAATCTTTCGGCAATAGTATTAGTTATTTCATTCTCGTCAGGGATTTTAGAGATATCATTTTCAGCCACCTTTTTATATAACCGCTTCCAAGCACTCCACACCCTAACTTCTTGTTTAGTTAATTGGTTCGCCCAATCTTTATCTCTAAACTCATAGTTAAATTTCATCTTATTATACTGTCCTGTATCTACTGTATCTGCTTTTGACCAGTCACCTTCAGGAGCAAGCGTCGCCTTACCTAAAGTATACCCATTGTTAATATATTCTGGGTAGTCATAAAAGCCAATAATTAAAGCATTAAAATCATGTTCTTCTTTAACTTTTTGAGCAACAATTTTACTGATTGTTTCAAGCTCTTTGGAACCTACTGGTTCATTAACAACTACATCTACACTATATCTTTTAGCCGTACTAAAAGAATAATCCCCTATCCCATTAATACTATAACTTATATCCTTGACTAATTCTTTTTCATCAGCTGTCACTTTTATTACATCGTTAGAAAAGAAAGAACCTATTCCAGCAAGTATAATTGATATTATAACAATGAAACCAAAACAACCTAAGCACCCTTTTTTAGCATCTGCCACGTTTTTCTCATTAGGTTCTGTATTTTTAGTATTGTTAGAGTCATGTTCCTTATTGCTGATGTTTGTTATTTCTTCACCACATTCAGAACAAAATTTAGCTTCTTCAGATAGTTCTTTATTACATTTTGGACATTTACTCATCCTTTCTCCACCTTTCTTGACTTAAATTTTTATGTAAATGATATCAAAACTTCTTTAATTTTAAGATGAAGGGATCTTAAGTTTATTATTTTATTCACATTATTACTCCTTAAATTTAATCTTCTTTCTTAATTATGTAAGTTTTCTTGATTACCAACTGTCACAATTCTATCTAATTCCTTCTCAAAGTCATCTCTACTCTTAACATTACTCAAATCCAGCTTAATCCCGATATTTTTGCCTTCCTCAACACGTTTGATAAACTTAATCACATCTCTAATAGCTTCTGGTGATAGAGTGTCATTGTTTAGAGAGATGTAACTGTTTGCTTTCTGTTCATCTGTTAGGCTGTTGTAAAATTCAAGAAGCTCTGGATCAGCTTGCAGTGCAGCTTTAATATTTGTATCTAGTTCTTGTAATCTTGGTCTTTTAACCATTGGGTCACTCCTTATATTAAATCATCAACTTCTAATATCAATTTTGTTTTTATCATCTTTATTTTTACTTGTATTGTTAACTAACTCTTTTAATAATTTATTATTTATTTCAGCGTTTTTATTTAACAACACGACCTGTTCATGTAAACTAAAGAATAAGATTGAAGCCTCATAGCTTATCCTAAGTATAATATTACCTAGAATTAAAATAACTAACTTTAGTCCCCATCCTTCTATGCTAATTCCTATAACAACTACAATAACCACAGAAATCCAATATAAAATATCCATTAAAGCATGAGTTAAAAACTTTGTACTTTTAGCTATAGGCGGATTTGGGTCATGATTATACTCTTGTATATCTTCTAATGAATAAGGATCTGATACCTCAGCATAGCAATAAGGACATTCTTTCTTTTCTAAAAATACTTCGGTTAATCTTATAGGTTTTTTACAACTAGGGCATTTTTTCATTTAATCACTCCTTTAGTTTTATTACAAAGCAGCTGGAAATTTTTCTTTTATTTTTTGTTCCAATTCTTTTTTATTCTTTCTTTCATTTCTTATAGCTATTGATTCTCGATATTCTTGAGCTTCTGGAATTTTTACAAACTCTATTTCTGGATTGATTTTACTAACGATGTCTTCTATCTTCTCTAATGAAACATTGAAAAATTCTTTTCTAGAGTTAACTAAATTTACTTGATAAGCTTCAAGTTTTTTATGTAATTTTCTTTCCAGTTCTGGAGCATTTTCCGAATATATCATGGCATGAACATCAAATTTGAATGGTACAGAAGCATCTCCTAGTTCACGTACACGGTCAAGCGGTTCTAAACGTCTAGTCATACCAATTTTATAAATATTCTCACCGAAAGAACCTATATTTGATATTATATAAACATAACCCGATTTTGTAATTTGAGCGCGGGATATAGCTCTTTGTCCTTTGTCTTGAGCATCTTTTAATTGCTTTTCTAATAAAGTTATTTGTTCTGTTAATTTATTTAATTTTTCACCTTGGGCTTTTGTTATTTCTTTTCTTGCTTTTTCTAGTGCTTTTTTATATCTTTTTTCTTCCTTTTCAGCTTCTTTTTTAGCTTTTTCTATTTCTTTTTCAACTCTTTTTTGTTCGCGGATTTCTTCTTTTATACGTTTTTTCTCTTCTTTTTCTTGATATAATTTTTCTTGACGTTCATAAACTAAATATAGTTCTTGAAGTTTTAGGTTTAAGTAATCATGGGAAATAGAAACTCTAATGGGTTCTCCTAATTTATTTATTGCTTGGTGAGCTTTTTTAATTCTCTGTTCCATTTTCTGAACATTATTCCACTTAACTTTAGCAATAGAGGCGTCACATTCATTATTAAAAGCACGTAATATCAATTTAATATTTCTATTAATCATTTTCTTACCTTCGCGTTTACTTCCAGCGACCTCCCATTGAGTATAGCAAATAGCTGCATTTTTATTTTTAATTAATTGTTTTTGCTGAGATCTTATAGATTTGATTTTAGTTTTATATTTTTCTGACGTATCAAAATCAAAATGTGGTTTATACATACCGAATGAAATTAATTCTAAGTCTTCTTCCAAAATACTTATTTCTTTTAACAATTGTTCATATATATGCCTTTTATTAGAATATTGATTTTTTAAATCAGATTCTTTTCTTTGGTACTCAGATTCCATTTTTTCATAACTTTGTTTTTTGTTTTGCAGTTCTTTTTCTAATTTTTTAGCCTCTTTTTCTATATCAATAACATCTTTGAATTTATTATATAGTTTTTTGTGCTTTATTGATTTTTGAATAAAGAGAAAAACAAATAAAATCAATAATATAGTGCTTATGATCAAAAATGATAAATATGTATTATTTTGAATACCTGGAGTTAGGGTGTTTTTTTGTACTACTTCCTTTTGTGTTGTTTTAACAGTATTTTTAATAGGAGTTGGGGTTATTATAGCTATTAAAACAAAAGAAGCTATTAATATAATTCCATAGGTTTTAATTACATTTTTTCTAGTTTTATTTTCTTCTTTTCCCCATTTTATGACCCATCTGGGCTTAATAAGACCTATTGGAATGGCTATGATAGAAAGTAAGAATATAACAACGAATATATTACTTAATAATTCCAATATTAACCCTCCTTAATTATGTAAGTTATATCATTGATATATTTCGACAATTACCGACAATGTGTAAATATAGAAAATATATCTTATCTATGTTAAAAATAAAGAAGGACAACTTGTCCTCTTTATTGACTATTTAATCAGTTTTAACTTTGCTATATCATAAAGGTTCTCTTTGGTAACTGCTTCAATAGCACCTATCTTCTCAACTACAGTATCAAGTTTATTATTAGTTTCAGTCTTAAACTCTTTTAAATCGACAGTTTGTTCTACTACTGAATCAAGTTTATTTTCTATATTAGCTTGATTATCTTTAAGCTCTCCTTGCCCAGCTTCCAACTTATCTAACCTTTGATTAACACTTTGTAATTCTTTTAATATTTGCTGTAAGACTTCTTGATTTTCCATAAATGCACCTCCTTATGGATGTATTATAGATTATTTTTATTTATTAACTACTATAATTATATACTAGGACAAAAATAAAAGACCTTCTATTATCTATTCAAATTTAAATTTAACTTCAACAACTTTACCTATTATTCTAACATTTCCTTCACATAATTGTATTGGTTTATATCTAGGGTTTTCCGGTTGCAATATTATTTTGTTATCAGTTTTATAAATCCTCTTTAAGGTTGCCTCATCATTAACCATTACAACTGCTATTTCTCCATTTTCTATATCCTCTTGCTGTCTAACTAATACTAAGTCTCCTTCATAAATCCTTGCCCCGACCATGGAATCACCTTGAGCTTTTAGGTAGAAATATGTGCCGCCATTGATAGAATTTTTGTCAACTAGCTCATATCCTATAATATTTTCCTCGGCTAATAAAGGTATCCCACAAGACACGCAACCTACAATTGGTATCTTAACCATATCATCAGGATTGATTATCTGTGCATTTTCGGGCAATTTATCTCTAAAATTGACTCTTCCTAGGAGGTAATCTGTATTAACATTATAATAATTAGCTGCTTTTTCTATAAACTCCGAATCTGGCTTTCTTTTATTATTCTCATATCTAGATAAAGTATTTTTATTAACATCTAAATTTTCTGCGGCTTCTCTTATATTTAATCCTTTTTGGTTTCTTAATTCCCTCAATCTGTCTCCTAATGTATTCATTGAAAACCTCCTTTCCTTATTTATTATACCAAACGTGATACATTTTTGTAACTAAAACAGATAAAAAAATCAAAAAATATACAAATACGTTTGACATGTCCTCTATTTGGTGTTATAATTTGATTAACGACTAAGGGGGTGTAACACAAATGAAATACAACACTATTATTTTAAGAGGATTTATGTCAGAAAACGAAATCACTAATCAAGATATGGCAAAAATAATAAATGTTCATCCTAGAACTTTTAGGGAAAAATTGTCTAATCAATATAAAAGGGAATTTACTCTGTCCGAAGCTAAACGCATTGCAGAATTTATCGGTTTAACTATAGAAGAGGTATTTTTTTATTCTTCTGTTCCCAAAAAAGATACAAAAATAAATTGAATAATTATTTATAACCCAAATAATATACAACTAACTTTAATACTATTATAACCTTAGTTAGTGTAAACACTCAATATCAAAAGTTTACCATTTGTAGAATTTTAGAGAGGGGGTGACAAAAATGCAATTGGCTATTGAATTAAAGAATATTAGAAATGAATTAGGATTAAGCCAAGAGGAATTTGGACAGATATTTAGCTATAGTAAAAGCACTATTTCTAATATTGAAGCAGGTAAAAAAGATGTTCCTGAATTTATGGTTCAAAAAGCAGTTAATGAATTTAAACTTATGGGGTTGGCTTTAGAGAAATGTAAAGAGTGTGAATGTAATCATTTTATACCTGAGAGAGTTGATATCGATAGCACACCTAGTGAGGTACTAGATGTAATCATAGAAGAGTGCCAAGAAGCTATCAAGGCAGCTACTCAAGCTAAAAAGGAGCTTAAACTTCATAATAAAAAGAGCAGGGACTGGCTTAATGAGAATGAGTTTAAAAAATTAGTTAATTATACTGAGCAAATATATGACCCAGTAACAGGGATTTTTAAATGGCTAGAGTTATTCCAAAGAAATTATAAAGGGTCAGTAGAAGAGATAAGGTCTCGAAATACCACTAAATTATATGATAATGGAGCTAAAATACAAAAAGACACCAGCTCCCCAGCAAGTGTCTTAGTTAAGTCGTATTAAATTTAAGCTCACCACCTGAAAGGAGGTGATTACAATTAAGAAGATTATAGCAGCAACTATAATCTCGGCTTCACTATTTTTTACTATCTCTTTAATTATATCAGATAGTGGAGCAAATAGCAAGGTAATTCAACCAGCTTGGGATGTTTCAGAGTTGATTGATGTACCTATCAATGATGTTACTAATGTCGATGGAGTTAACTATACTATCAAAAATAATTAAGGAGGGTCAAGATTATGTGTAGATACATTGAGAAGAATTACTTTAATTGCAGATTTGAACACGTTGGCAGTGGAAATATTGCTGATACTCATGTTCAAGAAATAGCTGAGTTATTTGAAATAGAGGGAGAAATTAATTATATCGAGAGGGTTAACGATAGTGCAGGAGTTATATTGTTAATCAAAACTGGGATGGAGGAACCAAAGAGGATTCCAATCCGAAGAATATCAGCTGAATATTATCATTTAAATGAATTAAGAAGTCATGTTTTAGAAGATGAGGACAAGCTAGATGAGATATTAGATGCAGCTTATAGAGCTCAAGAAGCGAAGCGAAGTGGAAGAATGACCGAAGGTAAAGCTATTAGTTGCTATTTATCATCACTAAAGAAGGCGATATAAATGGAAGTTATCTTAATTGAAGATTATGGTCAGATAATTGTAACTATGAGTAAGACAGTATTGGTGGAGCAGAAAGAGGACAGGGCTAGGGTAAAACCTAGTTCCTCCACTCCAAGAAAGGTGGCGATGTAGGGTGAATAATGTTGTAGAAATGAATAGTCAAGTTGCGGACAATAGCTTAATCAAAAGTTTAGAGGAAAAGAAAGATGTCATCAAGCGGACAGTTGCTAAGGGGGCTAATAATGATGAATTTGAGATGTTTATGCACCTTGCTAAGCAGTATGGATTAGACCCATTTCAAAAGGAAATATTCTTCTGGAAGTATGGTAGCGACCCAACAATAATGACCAGTCGGGATGGTTATTTGAAGATTGCTAATAATCATCCTCAATTTGATGGTCATGTAGCAGATGTAGTACATGAGAATGATAGCTTTGAGAAGCTAATGGATGGAGTTAAGCACACTTACAATTTGAAAAACAGAGGCAAAATCATAGGTGCTTATTGTTTAGTATATCGAAAAGATAGAAAGTTCCCTGTATATGTATTTGCCCCTTATGAAGAGTATAAGAAGAGTAGTCAAGTATGGCGACAGTATGCTAGTGCTATGATTTTGAAATGTGCTGAGAGTATGGCATTGAAAAGAGCATTTAGTGTAAGTGGGTTGGTTAGTAGAGAAGAGATTGGTTATGAGGACAACCAGAATACTACTAGAATGAGCTCAGAAGAGGTTAGTAACCTAGAGGAAGGTTTGAAAAATAAACCTGCTAGAAACGAAAATAAGCAGGCTAAACAAGAGATTATAAATAGATTAGCTAAAGCTGTAGAAAGCGAAGAGAACAACATTACAGGAGAAGCAATCAAGAGTGTAGCAAAGAGCAATTTTGGAACTGGCAATTTAGCTAAATTAGACTTAGAACAGTTAGAAGAATTAGAACAAATATTTTTGTTTGAAACTTACTTTGGGGATGAGGAAGAGACAGAAGAGAATAAGGTTGTAGATGTGGAGGCGGAAGTTGTAGAAAATGATGAAGAGAACTTTGGTGCAGAGGTAGAAAGAGCAGTGGCAGAGGGTTAGATAATTTAAATAGGGTGGCTTTGGCCGCCCTCTCAATCAAATAGGAGGATAATAATGGCTAGATATAGATTACCTGGAGAAGAGGTTGAGAGCAAAGGTGAAGAGAGGAATTGCAAAGAGAAGAGTTTGGCGTGGATTAGGATTTTGAAAGAACAATTAGCAGCGAGTACAAGTAACTGATATAAGGAGGGCATATTGTGGCTAAAATAGAGAAGCTAAAAAGAGCAGTTATTAAGGAAGAATTGATAGAGGCAATAGAGTATAGGATGAGGGAAAAGGGGATGTCTGTAAGTAGTTCTTACAAGTTAGCTATATTACTTAACCAGTCATTATATTGGACTGAAAGAGTAGGACAGGATAAATATCAAAAGTTTTTAGTTGAAGAGAGCAGAAGGGGATCAGAAGAAGTTGAAGGATTAGAAGGCGGATGGGTATATAAGAATGCTGATGAATGGGCAGAAGATTGTTTATTGAAAGTGTCCGGACAAACTGTAAGAAGGTGGTTTGAGAAGTTGATTAAAATCGGCTACATTTTAGAGAGAAATAACCCCAAAGTTAAGTTTGACCATACGGTTCAATATAGGATTAATTTGGTAAAGATTATTAAAGATTTAGATAAATTAGGTTATCAGTTAGAAGGCTACAAAACAGCGTCATTACTGAATCTCCAAAATGGAGAATCGAAAATAGATAATGGAAATTCCAAAGAACAAAATGGAGATAGGGAACTCCATAATGGAGCTAGCAACCTCCAAAATGGAGATACTATACCAGAGATTACTACAGAGAGTACTACAGATATTGTTGTTGATAAGGCGGCACTTGAAAAACTTAAGCAATTGTACAATAGGATATTCCCTAATTCTAGGAATATGGGATATCACATGAGTGTAATAGAGCAATATCTTCAAAAGGGATTAGAGATAGATCTGGTGATTAATCAATTAGAGAAAACGGGATTATCGGATAATCCTAATATGAATTACTTAATCGCTAGATTGAACGGTTTATTAAGTGATGGCATTACTTCTATGAGCGAGTTAGAAGCCAGGAAGCAGAAATGTAAACCTAAAGGAGGGAATTCAAATGGAAAGTATAGCTCAAATAATGCAAGGAGAAGTCCGAGAAGCTCAAAAAGTAATCAACATCAATCGGAATATGGAGAAGGGTGCTTTGATAACCCAGAACTCCAAGTCATCGACCTCTCAATCGATGACCTCTAATCCAATAAATAAAGTTAAACAGCTTAGATATAAGCAAATTTGGGAGCTGCAAAATGGAGAAGTAGATAAGTCTCAGTTTGTTTGTCAACTCTGCTGTGATAAGGAGATAGTAGTAAGCAAAGCTGGAGATAAATTTACTGCAGAAGACTGTAAGTGTCGACAGGAGAAGGAGATTAAGGCTAAAAAGGAACAAGAGCAGAAGAAGTATGAGCAGAATATTAAATCTGCTGAGATAAGAGAAGAGTTTAAAGCTAAGACCTTTAAGGATTTCAAGTGGCTAGAAGGTAAGAAAGAAGCCAAATTAGCAGCTATGGACTATGTTGAAAACTTTGATTTTTATAAGGAAAGGGGTATTGGACTAACCTTTATCGGCAAGTGTGGCAGAGGCAAAACTTTATTAAGTCATATTATAGGGCAAGAGGCAATCAATAAAGGTTATACAGTTATCAATACAGTAGCTAAGGAGTTTTATGAGGATATTAAGGCGACTTATAATAATCCAAGTAAGAATACAGAAGATTTAGTTAGTTCTGCTAAACTGGTGGATTTATTAATCATAGATAATCTAAATGCTGAAAGGTTTGGATCTGATGAAATAGACAAACTCTTTATAATCATTAACCATAGAATTGAGAATAAGAAGCCAACAATTATCAATTCTACAGGAGATTTAGATTATCTTAATAAGAAATTAGCTCCTGATCATGTAAGTAGATTAATTGGCAAAAATGGAGAGCCAATTAAGGTGGGTGGAATAGATATGAGAGTCAAGCAAGGCGAATTGATAACAGATTTGAGGAATAAGAATATTGCTAAACTTAAGAGAAAATTAAGTGATGCAAAATGAAATCACAGATAAAACAATTAACTTTATTTGATGCTAGTGAGTTGGTCAGGAGCCAGAAGTCAATCAGTCAGATAATTAGCTTACACAAGCAGAAGAGATATGCTGAACTTGATTATATAGATATAATATTGCTTAAAAAAGAACTTGGGAGGGTAAAGAATGAGAGCCGTATACCAAGAAGAAAGACTGAAACGCAATTATTACGCCTTATACCTTGCAATCAAGAGACCAATATCGGTATCCAAAGCATGTAGCTTAATGGGGATTAAATCAGCTAAAGGAACTAAGAAAGAGTATAGTAAGATTACTACTTAGTCTATTATGACTATAAGAAAGGGGATAAATAATGTCTGTTGCTAGTCCATATAATCCAAATTTTATAATTGATAATTTAGAAAGATGTATGTGCTTTGATTGTTATAAATCTTTTATTGTGGGTGAGGACTTATCAAAAGGGATTAAACTTAGTTGTCCATATTGTAAAAGCGACAATGTAGAAAGGGTAGCCTGTACTACTGATGATAGACCAGTAGATTTAGGGTGTGTAGGTATTACTTATACAAAAGGGGAGGAAAACCAATGAGTTTAAAAGATATATTAAATCAAGAAGATATTCAATTCTTACAAGACTTGGGAAGAGAGTTAAAGGAGCAAGATAATCATTGTACTGCTAAGCCTTTAATATTCAATGTGTATAAAGACGATTTAGAGTTTGGTGTAGATCCTGACTTTGGAGGTTCAGATTTATATGCTATTGTAGAAGCAGCTGACCCTGAGAATGCTATTTATTCAGATGATATTGAAGAAATGCAAGAGTTCGTAAAAGATTATTCTTATGATAATGATATTGAAATCAAAGAGATAAATAGTCCAGATGATTATAAAGAATTTTTAGAGGAAAATGAGATTGAATATTACATTTCATATATCAGAAAGAAAAAAGTAAAAGAGAATGCCTTTCTTACTGAGAAAGCAGCTTGGGAACATGTTAAGGGAAACAAACACCATTACAATAGATACGGTGAGCCTAAAGTTTATTGTAGTCATGGCTGGAGGAACCCAGAGCTTAAAAAGTTATTAGAAATTATAGAGAAGTTTGCAGACTTAGATGAATTGGAGGAATAAAAGATGGTCTTAGGTATAAGAAAGGAGCAGAACTTTAGCTTAGATTATTACTGGGGTCAATATATTAAGTCAGTTAAGATTGGCATGTTAGTAATTGAAGTCTGCAGCTGTAGCAAGTCTAAATATCAAGGCATTAGACATGGCTTAACAAGAAAGGTGGAGAAAGGATGAGTTTAGGGGTTAGAGGTTTTTGTACCAGCTGTAATGATGGGGAAGTTAAAGGGGGGGCAAGTAATTTGCAATTATAAGTATTCTAGATTTGGCAAAGGTGTAGATGTGAGTTGTGTATTGATGTCACCTTGTCATTCAGAGTATAGAACTGATGTAATATTATCTTGCCCTGATTGTGGGAATGAGATTAATTCTAATGAAGGTATGATTGACTTTGATAATTTGGTAGTTAATTGTGGTAAGTGTGAGTTTGAGGTAGATTTAAAAAAGATAATCAATGAATAATAACCAACATCTGCTACTCTACTCCAGCTAATAGGACTGGGTGGCAGAATAATAAGGGATTACTCTTCTCAAATTGGTTCTGGTGAATGGGATAACACTACTAAAATTTGAAGGGAGGAAATCACCTTGTTGTTATGATCTCTAGAATCAAGTGACAAAAGACAAAGGACAAAAACGGACAAACAAATCTAATTCGTTGAATGACATTGATGAGATTATTAGCTGGTTTCAGTCCGTTCCAGCATTTTTTTAATAGGAGATGATTAAGTGATTGAATTATATCCATGCTATCCAAAAAGCATGACTGAGATTAGTCAATTGAATAGAATAGAAGAGGAACTAGAAGAGTTGCAATATACAGCTAATACACCAACTGAAAAAGTAGAAGAGGCTTTGGACGTAATGCAGACTGCTAGGGGGTACATAGATATAGTCTGTAAAAAGTATAATCTGGAGCTAATTGAGGTTCTAGAAAGTCATTATCAGAAGTTGGAAGACAGGCAGAAAGAATGGGCTGAAAAAGAATTGAGAAAAGAATGCAGATACATAGAGGGATATTGTAGCTATTGTGGAGGTTGTAATGCAGAGTCTTAATGCTACAATCAATAAGAATTGTAGTTGTGGCAGAAGGATTGAGGGTGATTATGAGCTTTGTGGAGTCTGTAAGAGCAAGAAGCTGACTCCAAGTTGTAGACACTATACAGAATTAGAGAAAACCTGTACAGTACCTTATTGCTTATTACATGATAGACCAATTATGAGTTTTGGGTATTACAAATGCAGAGAGTGTGAAGAGAAGGAGGTAATAAAGTGATTGAGATATTGATACCAGACAGACAACATCCAAGTCTTAATGTATGGACTAAGATGCACTGGACTAAGAAAAGCAAGCTAAAGAAGTCTTGGGAAGATGAAATCATACTAAGAAGTGGCAAGTTTGGCAGACCGATGCTGGAAAATGCTCAAGTAGAGATTACATATTACTTTGATAACAAGAATAGGAGGGACAAGGATAACTATGTGCCAAAATTCATACTTGATGGATTAGTTAAGGGTGGCATAATCAAGGATGATAATGACAATAACATATTCCTTAATTGGAAGCTGAAATACGATAAGACCAATCCAAGGACAGAGATTATAGTCAAGGAGGTAAGTTAATGAGCTTGATTAGAAGATTGATGGTCTGCAAGAGTGTTGAAGAGTTAAGGGAGAAAATTGAAGAGATAGAGAGGGTGGTAGAATGAAAAGTCTTATAGCAGGGATATTAGTCGGTTTTGCAGCTTATGATATTTCCAAGACTTCTTATTTGACATTAAAAGCTATATGTAATGCACATACAAAGAGAATATCATTTACTTCTATAATTAAAGCTATGCCTTTTACATTATTAAAGATTTTAGTAGAAATCATAGGGGATATATTAGTCTTAGTTTATATTTATATGACTTGGAGGGGATAATGTGGAATTTCCAGCAGAAATAGATAATATCAAGACTCTTAAAAAAGGCATGAAGATGACTTTGGCTATTAATGATGAGAATGTAAAAGAGGTTATGCAGTATATTTATAATTTTATGGATAAACCTCTGAAGATTAGCTTAGATATAAATGCAGACGAGCAAAAGGAAAGACTTAATCAGATTACAGTAGAGCAGAGAAAGAAGATATATGCTATACTTAATGACTTTAATCAAGAGACAGGTCAAGGGGTAGAGAGTTTAAAAGAAACTATGAAGAAAGCTATAATAATGAATGATGATTATGAGACATCTGAAATGTTTAGTCTGAGCAATTGTAGCAAGGAGATTGCAAGTGAATTTATAGAGTTTCTTATAGATTTTGCTTTCCAACACGGTATAAGGTTAAGTGATAATCCTAAAAGCTCATTTGATAACATAGAAAGTTATCTGAGATTGTGCATTAAAAATAAGGTATGTGCTATATGTGGTAAGCATGCAGAGGTACATCATGTTGATACAATAGGAATGGGAAATAACAGAGATAAGTTAGATGATAGTAGTCATAGAAAGATAGCATTATGTAGAGAACATCATTCAGAAACCCATACTATCGGGTGGCAATCATTCAAAGAGAAACATCATGTAAAAGGGGTTATCTAATATTAATCTGATGGCCTTCTCTGAATATCAGCAGCATTGAGAGAAGTTCATCAGAGAGAGGAGCAATGATGAGTAATCTGGGGATAGCTAAAAGGGTTTGTGCTTTACAAGGAATTAGATTACGTATAGAAGTTATAGCAATTTGTCCTTATTGTGATACCAAGAGGGCTAGGATTGATATCAGTACAGGCAAATGGAACTGTGGTTGCGGCAAGGGTGGAAAATTAGACAGTTTGTATAGAGTAGTCGAATCTGATTACTTATTAAATAATCATAAAACAGCTTATTGGGACATTGTAAATAACAAGGGGGTATGCAAATGATGGCAGCTGAGAAGATAGAGAGAAAAGAAGTGACTAGAGAAGAAAGAAGACAGTTTGAAAATTATTTAAAGATGTACTTTACACAGTACACTAATAATGAAGGTCAAAGATTTTCTAAGCTGGAAGGGATGATAAACTGTCAGAAAGCAAAAATAGATGAAATGCCAGCTATATCAGGAACTGACTACTCCAGCAAAGGGATTGGGAGTGGAGGAAAAGGGCTAGATATAGTTGATAAATTTCAAATAGATAGGTCGAGAGCTAAGAGGAGGTATCGAAAATTAAAATACATAAAAATGATATTAGATTCTTACTTAGTTATGTTAGACCAAAAAGATTATAAGATCCTAAAGATGTTTTATAATGAAGAAAAGAAATATACAGTTAGGGATATAGCTTTAGTGGTGTCTTACTCGGAAGATTATGTCAAGGAAAGAAAAAGAATAAAATTAGATTGGTTAATTGAAAAGACTGAATTGATGGTATAACCCACAATCACCCCACAATTAACCCACTTTCAACCCATAACAAACATACATTTTTATGATAGAATTTATAATAGAGCAGAAGGCTCTTTTGAAGCACTGCTCTTGAATTCGATGATTGCAGATTGATATAGATAGTTAAAACTTTTCCTCCTTAGCACTCGGCAGAAGCTGGGTGTTTTTTAATTCAAAAAACTTTAAAAAAGACTTGAATACGTATAATACGTATGATATAATATAATTAAGAAAGGGGGGATGTGATGAACTCAAAAGAAATGCTGAAACTAGCATTAAAAAATGGTTGGGAAATCAAGAGTCAAAAAGGCTCACATATTAAATTAATACATAAAGACTTTCCTAAACCAGCAATTATACCGTATCACGGTAAAAAAGAAATACCAAAAGGAACGCTGAATTCAATACTTAAACAGTTGGGGCTTAAATAGCCCCGACCATTTAAGATAAATATATAATAAGTAAGCAAAAGGGGGTTTTGAATTGGATAAGAATATATATATATTCCCTGCTATAGTCACAAAGTTTGATGAAGATGATTATAATGTTAAATTTCCTGATTTTGAAGAGATTATAACCTTTGGAGAAGATTTAGAAGAAGCTTATCTTATGGCAGAAGATGCATTAAAATTATGCTTGTTTGATTTATATGAAGATGGAGAAAAAATACCTGAAGCTAAAAAAATAGAAAATATAAAATTAGAAAGCAACCAAACACTAATAATTGTCAAAGCTAATTTAAAAGAAATTATAAAAGAATATGATAATAAAGCAGTAAAGAAGACTTTAACAATTCCGTCATGGTTGAATAAAGAAGCTGAAAAGGCACACGTCAACTTTTCTCAGCTATTACAAAAATCATTAAAGAACCATTTGGATTTAAATGATTAATTTAAATAGCGTAAAGGCACTCGTTAATTCGGGTGTCTTTTTTATTTGGGGTGATAAATTATGATCAATATATTATTTTTGCTCGGGCCTGCTATTGTGGTGTGTGTAGGACTGAGAGAGTGTATTAGAGATGCGATAAGATTCAAAAACAAACACAGCTATGATACTTTAACAGACTAAAGTAAAATTACAATTATTTCGCAATCCATGTATTTTGCGAAATAATAACAGGATTATACTGTAAATTTAGACTTTATGCATATATAAACTTGAATTACCGAATATTTATACAAAATAACATTATAATTATTCATAAAAGCACCTATTTGGTGTTTTTCTCTATTTAAGGGAGGTGAGTCGTATATGTGAATTATTCTCAAAAAGATTATGAGGAAATGAAGTTAAAGATTAAGATTAGTCGTAATTGGGATGATGACTACATTCATGAAGTAGTTGAAACAGCACTTGAGAAAGGTCGACCAATTTGTGGTGTCAAGACTAGAGCAGGAACACCATGCAAGAAAAGCCCAGCAGTGAATGGCAGGTGTAGAATAAGTAAACATAATGGCTCGCCTTCTAAAATGAAAGGGAATCAAAATGCAAAAGGAAATTCTGGAGGCTCTGCTCCAGAAAAGAATAAGAATGCTGTTACTACTGGAGAGTATGAAACTATCTGGTTGGATTGTTTAAGCGAGAAAGAGCAAAAGAAATATAATAGTATAGATACCGATCTCTCAGTCCAAATAGACGAAGAGATTAAATTAACTACTTTCAGAGAGTACAAAATGATGAAAAGAATAGCTGATTTAGCGGAAGTAGATTATACGACAGTCCAAAAGGTAGTCAAGAGCAAACCTTCAAAGGACAAACAAATACCTTCTGTAGTTGTCAGTGAACAAGAGGAAAAAGTATTAGCTACATTAAGTCAAATACAAGGCATAGAAGATGCCTTGACTAGAGTTCAGGGTAGGAAAGCTAGATTATTAAGCCTTAAACATAAGATCCAGAACAATGAAATGCCGACAGATACTATAGAAATAGAAGTAACATTGGAAGATTAGGTGATAATATGCCTAAAATCAATCTAAAGATAAAGAAAGAAGTTTTTAATCCAGTTTATATTCCTCATTTAGATAATTATAGAGCTACTCAATTATTTTACGGAGGTAGTTCTTCTGGTAAGAGTTATTTCTTAGCCCAGAGAGCAGTCAAGGATATGGCTGAGGGCGGCCATAACTACCTCGTATTAAGAAAAGTACAAAGAGACTGTAAGAAATCAGTTTGGAATGAAATAATTAAAGCTATAATTAGGTTTGGGTTATATGAATATGTAAATATAAATAAATCAGACTTTGTTATAACATTTCCTAATGGTTATCAAATACTTTTTGGTGGTTTGGATGATAGAGAAAGAGTTAAATCAATCACTCCTCAAAAGGGAGTTATAACCGATATATGGTGTGAAGAAGCTACAGAGTTCGAAGAGGCAGATATTAAACAGTTAAATAAACGTTTAAGAGGTCAGGCCAGTGTAAAGAAGCGCCTGATTTTGTCGTTTAACCCGATAATTAAATCTCACTGGATATATAGAAAGTATTTTCATAGTTGGGAAGATAATAAGCAAGAATACCTAGATGATAGATTGAGTATTCTCAAAACCACTTATAAAGATAATGACTTTTTAACTGAAGATGATATTGAAAGATTGTTAGATGAAGATGATCCTTATTATCTTGATGTATACATCAATGGTAATTGGGGAGTTCTTGGTAATATCATCTTTAAAAATTGGGAAGTTAGAGACCTTTCTGATATGGTCGACAAGTTGGATAGAAGTTGTCATGGATTAGACTTTGGTTTCTCCAACGACCCCGCAGCAGTACTTAAACAATATTTTGATAAGTCTAGTAGAACTCTTTATGTGTTTGACGAGATATATCAATCTGGCTTATTAGATCGTGAACTTGCTAAGAAAACTATAGATATGGTAGGCGAAGAAGAAGTTATTTGTGAAAGTGCAGAGCCTAAATCGATAGAGCACTTAAGAGACAATGGTGTAAATGCTAGAGGAGCAACCAAAGGACCCGGTTCAATTAAAACTAGATATAGATGGATGCAAGGTATTAAAATTGTCCTTGATGTCAAATGTGTTAACTATAAAAGAGAATTACAAGTTCATAAATGGAAGGAGGACAGGCATGGGAATCCATTGCCTCAACCAGAGGACAGAAATAATCATGCTTTAGATGCTTCTATGTATGGATTAAGTGATTATTGGAATGTTGAAGAGCCAATAGAACAAGATCCATCAGCTGTAGCATTATTACAGGGAGCCAAGGTATACTAAGGAGGTGATAATAGTTGTTTAAATGGACTAAAAAAGTAGTAGGTGAGATATCTAAGTTAAGAAATTACTTTCCTGGTATATTAACTGGATTGATTAGTAGACCATATAAGGTTGATAGTTCAGAAGTTGACTATCAGTTAGCTAGAGAGTTGTACAATAATACTAATGATAAATATAAACTAGGTGCTGCTTTTTGTAAGCCGATAATCAATACTCCGGTAGGATTTATGGGTGTTCCTTGGTTTAGGGCAGAAGATGAATCAGCTCAAACAGAATTGAAAGACTTCTTTAATAATAATGCTTCTAAGATGCAGAGGGTTCATCGTAATGCTCTTCGTGATGGAAAGTGTTATGTTTGGATAACTCGAGAAGAAGTTAATGATATATTGTATCCAGAAAAGAAAGTTGAAATTAAATTTAATATCATCCCTCCAGAACAAGTGACTAATGTTAAAAGGCACCCTTTGACTGGTAAAGTTACAGAGTACACTTTAGAGAGCGTTCACGAGTGGAAAAGTGCAAGAAATGCTAAGAAGAGGTGTACTGTTACTCAGATAATTAGTGCTGATAAGATTATAACTGAAATAGATGGTGATAAACCAGAAGAGATAGAGGCAGGAGAGGAAACGAATAAGTGGGGCTTTATACCTATAGTTACTTTCTATAATGAGAAAGATGAGTATATGCTAAATGGTAAGAGTGATTTAGAGGCTATTGAGCCATTTATTAAGGCTTACCATGATGTCATGGAGCATGCTATTAAAGGTTCTAAAATGCACTCTACTCCTAGACTTAAACTTAAGGTTGCGGATGTAGCTGCTTTCCTAAAGAATAATTTTGGAATAGATGACCCAGCTAAGTTTGCTAGAGAAGGTGGAGCTGTAGATTTAGATGGTCATGAGCTATTATTCCTTCAAGCTGGAAATGATAAAAGGGAAGCAGAAGATGCAGAATTCATCGAGGTTCAAAGTGCTATTGGTTCAGCAGAAGTCTTACTAAAATTCTTATTCTACTGTATTATATCAGTAAGTGAGACTCCTGAATTTGCTTTTGGTACTCATATTAAGAGCTCTAATGCTAGTGTTAAAGAGCAGATGCCTATTCTTATTCGTAGAGTAAGTAGGAAAAGAGAGCAGTTTGAAGACAGTTGGCAGCTAGTAGCTAGAATAGTATTAGCTATGTTAAGTATTAGCTCAGGTAAGAAATACAGTACTCATCAAACTACTATACTCTGGGATGAGATAGATCCAAGAGATACTAAGGATATAGCTACAGAAATTAAGACCATAGTTGAAGCTTTAGTGATGGCTTATAATAATGATTTATTGAGCCATGAAGCAGCTGTTAGTTTCTTATCTAATTATATAGACACTATGTCAGATTATATTACTGATGACCCAGAGATACCAGGAGAAAGAGATAAGATAATCAATAGTAGATTACTTAGTGATAGATTAGGAGATGCAGATCTAGCAGATGAAGAACAAAAATTAATTGATGAAGTATTAAGTCAGGTAGAAGGTAATAATGATGAGTAGGCATGGTCGACAAATTAAACAAAATATTGAGTTGATTAAGTCTTTAGGAGATAAGAGGTTTATTAGAGATGTATTAAAATCTAGGAGTAGTTTTCTTAAATTGAGGGCATTGCACGAGAAGGCCTTAAGAGAAATATATGAAAAAAGTATTGATAGTGTAGCAGAAAGATTAGCCGAAGAAGAATCAGCAACTAAAAAAGCTATATTAAAAGTAGTTCAAGAGCAACTGCAAGAAGAAATATTTAAAATCAATAAAGCGACTGAATCACTAATGGAAAAAGGAATACAGCAATCTTTTGATTTTGGAGGAAGTGCAGCAGAGAATTATTTTCTAGATGCAATTAGAGAAACTAGGGCTTTAAGCTTATCAGGTGCTAGAAGTTCGATGATAGCAATTAACAGAGAAGCTGTATTAAGTTTTTGGAATAGAGTTACTGAAAATGGGATGACTATTAGTGAAACTATTTGGAGTAAAGGTCCTAAGATAGAGGATACTGTTATAGATTTCATTGAAGTTGGACTTGCTACTGGTCGAGACAGTATAGAAGTTGCTAGAGATTTAGAAAAGTATGTAAGGAAAGGTAGCAAAACATTAGCTGAGTACTATCCTAATATGATGGTTAGAATGAAAAAAAGGATTCCTAAGGATATATGTTATGAAGCTTTAAGATTAATTAGAACAGAATATACTACTGCTTTTACTGAAGCTACTATCAAGAGAGGGCAAAGAACTCCTGGATATAAGGGGGTACAATGGATATTATCAGATAGTCATCCTATTACTGATATTTGTGATGTACTGGCTGAAACTGATGCTCATGGTCTAGGAGTTGGAGTATATCCACGGGGAAAAGAACCTGTTATGCCTCATCCTAATTGTCTATGCTATTTGGTGGCTGTACTTATTGAGAGAGAAGAGTTTATTAATGATTTGAAAAGGTGGTCTGAGGGCGAATCAGTCGATTACCTTGATGAGTGGAAGGAAAACTATTATGAAGCATTTTAGGAGGGTATTGATATGGATAAAGAGACAAATATATGGACTACACCATATAAGAAATTACCTTGGAAATACAGATGGTTTATGCAACCATTAATTATCTCTTTGGAATTAGGAATCTGGTTATTAAAGAGAATTCAAGCTATATTTGACCAAGAGACTAAATAAGATATTTTTATATTTAGTTTATTAAGGGGGTGAAATAGTGGGAGATAAGATAAGAAGAATTATAGGGGAGATGAAAAGTGAAATTGCCAGAGATAAGATCCCTTTTCCTTCTAATGAAGCCGAAGAAGTAGCTCAACAACTAGAAGGGGAAGACCCTTGTTATGTTTGTGTAGAGATACCTGAAGGGGAAGGGAATTATGGTTACTATACTGCAATGGCTATTGAAGATGTAGTTAATAAAGTTAATAAAGGGTTACCAAATGGATTTGCTGGACACCAAAGACCAGAGGATTTACCTTATGAGTTCCCTGAAATAACTACTCATTGGTTAGCTGCTGAAATATATAGAGCAGGTGGCAAGACTATTGCTAAAGTTTATGGATTGGTAGATGAAGCTGAAGCCAAACTTAAAAGATGGATTAGGGCAAGACGAATAAAAGAAGTTTCAATTTATGGTGAGCCAATTTATAAAGGTGATGGAACTTCTGATATTGTAGGATTTAACTTATATTCTATAGACTGGACCCCAAAAGGTCGCCCTGGAATGGATACCAGACTAGTTTGGGCTAGTGAAATTAACAATGGAGGAGGAAAAGAAATGGATTTAAATGAGATATTAGCTAATTTGAGAAGTAAAATTGCTAAAAAAGAAGTAGATTTAAAGACTGTTGTTAGTGAGATTGGTTTTACTGATGAACAAGTGCTACAAATTATTGCATCTGAGCAGTTAGAAGAAGCTAAACAAAATAAAGAAACTGCTAAAAAAGCAGAGAAATTGGTTCAAGCTTTAGGTCTAGATAGTCAAGAGGATTTAGATAAAGCAATTAAAAAAGCTGAAAAGATGAAAGAGGTATATGACGCCGATCAAGAAGAGAATCAGGAACAAGTTATTGATGAAGTTGTTGAGGAAAAGGTAGCTGGTGAGCAAGCTCAAGCCTTAGCTAAAAAGATGTTAAAAGTAGAAGCAGGAGCAGATAAGAAAATTATTGCTGCTGAAATAGATAAAATCTTAGAGGATGAAGTATTTAAAGCTGTTGTAGGCAATGCTCATATTGATAAGCCAGCTGGTAAAATTGTAGCAGGTGAGATGGATAATGGTGTTTCTAATAAGAAAAGAACTTATTCTAGTGTAAAAAGAAAAAGAGTTGGAATTTAAGAACCTCAGGGGTTCTTTTTTTTATTTTAAACTATAAATTCAAGGGGGTATATATAAATAATGGTACAAGAGATAAGACCTATTCCTACTAAAAAATATAATCAAAGTAGGGCGAAAATAAGTGATGGAAAGTCAATAAGGGTAACAGTTCCAGCAGAAACTACAATTAAGGCACACAACTTTTATTTGTTAGATGGATGGTTTGGGGCCGCTATGCAAAGTGTTACTACTGAAGCAGGAGAGACAGATTATGTTATTTTAAATATTGAGGAAGCTGAATATGAGACAAATCAAACTAATGAGTCTCAAGAGTATACTGTTGGTACTCCATTATTTTGGAATAGCTCTACTAAGAAGATTACTGAGACTGCAACAGGTAATCGATATGTAGGTACAGTTACAGAACCTAAAGATGCTAATGGTGTGATTAGTTTTAAGCTATCTGCTCAAGCTAACCCAATTGTTAAGGCTAGTGCAATAGATGACATTGTTACAGATATGTCAGCAGATACTAATGATGATGAATTAAAAACTAAACTTAATGAGCTATTAGCTGCTTTAAGAGCTGCTAATGTTATTAGTGAGTAAATTTGAGGAGGTAATATATAGATGGCAAGAATACACAGTATAGAAACTAGATTAGAAGAAAGAAGAAAAAGAGATATTAGTGAGCAAGTCCCGTTTAGATTAGATGGACAGACTTATTATGCTGAAAAAAATATTGTGGCAGGAGAGATGGAGACTTTAGCTTTGGGTGCTCCTATTGGTGAGATGATGACTAGTGAAACCGCTAGACAAGAGTTATTAGAGAAGATTGTTCTTGATGTGGAGTTAGGAAGAGAGCAAGTTCCTACTTTATATGGTCCTATTTATGATACTTTAGAAGACTCTAACTTCCCTAAAGAATTTGAGGCTAAATGGGCTCAACATGGATCAGTAATCTTTTTTGAACATATGGAAGGAGAAGAGGTTAAGTTTGGATCTTTAAATGCAGAATCAGGACCTATTGCTAAGATTAAAGGTTATGCTGCTGGATTTGAATATACTAAGGAGATGGAATTATTTAATCAAACCTTTAACTTAGAGATCATAAATAAAGCTTTTGGAGAAGGGCATAATGCTATCTTAAATCATTTACACTTGGCTCCTATTTTTCAATTTAATTATCAAGCAGCAAATAAAACTGCTCCTGTTTATGTAGATGAGAAAGGAAAAGTATTAGCTAGTTCTACTGGTGCTCATTTTTATCTATCAATGAGACAGACATTGAAACAGGGATTAACTGATTCCCGTAAAGCAGGTAGACCAGGAACTATATTATTAGCTAACTCAGCTAATAAAGAAGATATTGAAGATGGTATGAGTGCTATGAATATTCAAGCTACTCCATATAAAGCGGTTAGTGGAATCTCTGATATTATTTATTATGATGGATGGGAAGTCAATGTTGGTAAAAGAACAATAGCTTATCCAGGAGTACCAGAAGGAAAAGCTTACTTAATTAGACCTAAACGTGGATTTAAAGAGTTAATCAAGCAAAGATTGGTGGTTGATTCTACTATGGGAGATAAAACTAGACTAGTTGAATCTCAAATAGTAGGAGATTTCTGGAGAGGAGTCTTTGCTGCAGTTGAGGAGAATGTACAGGAGATTACTTTGCCTGGTCAATCTTAATAATAAGGTTGTGATATAGATGGAAGTAACAGATAAGGTAAGGAAGAAACTACGCCAGTTACTTGATGAGAAGATAACTGGCGATTCTGCTTCTGATACTAGATTTGAAGAGGAAGAAATTGATGATTTGATTATAGAAAGTTCCAATATTTATCAAGCAGCATATAAAGGGTGGATTCTTAAAGCTGGTATGTTGCAAAGAGAGATAGGATATTATCAGAGCATAGATACTGGTCAAGAAAGCTATACACTGCTTAATCTTAAAACAGCTCTTAATTCTGCTAAAGATATGGTAGATATGTATAAAAAATTATCAAATGATTATAAGAAAGAAAATGAATCTAATCAATTAGGCAGCTTTGTTCTTAAAGTGAAGTCTCCGGAGGTGTTATAATGTTGAATTTAGCTTTAAGAAGAAAGATGGCTAAAGATAGCATAGCTATTAACCCTACTGAGGTTATCATTACAAGGACTGATAAGATAAAAAATAAGGCTGGTGGATATGATGAAGGACCTATTGATCTACCTACCCAGATAGTTAGAATCTTTCTTAATAATCCTAAATTAAGCACTAAGACTACTGAAGGTGGAGAGGTTAAGAAGAAAACTTATGGTATGTTAGCAGATTATGAAGCTGACATTAAGATAAGTGATGAATTTGAAGGTTATAAAGTTGTAGATGTAACTCCTATTAAATATAAAGGTGAAATTGTGAGTTATCAATGTAAGGTTGAGGTGGTTTAATGGAAGGGACAGATAAAGTTCTCAAAAACTTAAGAAGATTCATTAAAGAAAAAGAAGAGGCCGCTAAAACACTAGGAGATCACTATGCTATGAAAGCAGAAAACAAAGCTAAACAAGATGCTAATTGGGTAGATCAGACTGGTCATGCTCGTCAAGGTCTTCAAGGAAGTTCTGCTGTTAATAGAAATGAAGTATTAATTAGGTTAGCTCATACCATGGAATATGGTGTTCATTTAGAGTTAGCCAACCAAGGCAGGTACTCTGTATTAGAGCCAACCTTAAAGGCTTTAGAAGACAATTTCTTTAATGATATTAAAAAGTTGGTGAATAAGTAATGTGGCAAGCAATTTATCAACATTTAAGTAACAAATCGATACAAATTAATGAATGGTTTCAAGTATATTCAGCTAATGATAAAACACCTAAACCTTATGGCGTATTTGCTTTAAATAGTGAATCTAATAGTAAAATTAATCATAAAGGAAGATTTTTAGAATTAAATATATGGCTTTATTTTGAGAAAGGTCAAGCTCATAAACTAGATAAAGCCATGAAAGAGGTTAAAAAACTCCTCTCTAATCAGTTGTTAACCACTGATTTAGGTGAGGAGTTTTTGATTGAATATGTTAATCATCTTAAAATATTTTGGGATGAAGATTTAAAAGCAATTTGTAGAAGAGTCGATTTTAGAATACCAGGAATAAAGGGGTGATTAGATGCTTTTAGAGGATGATTTTATAGCTATTTCTGATAGTTTAGGAGAACAAAAGAGGGTATTGCAAGAGTCTATGTTACAAGTTAATACAGGATTAAGTAATAACAAGGCTAGAATTGGACAATTAGATAATTATGAAGATTCTGAGAAACTAGTTCCAGCTATGAAAATGACCAGTCAAAGAATAGTTAGTAATAGACTTTTTTATACTGGTCTAACTCCACTTACAAGAGCCTTATTTGATGCTGTGGGTGGTAGTCAATTCCTAGCTGATAATGATATAAGAGTTACAGAAGATTTTAAAGATCTTTTAGACTATCTTGGAATTGCTCTTGAACCTGAATATGTTATGACTCCCGTTATTGATTTAGAGCAGCTTGATGTTACTGAAATAGATATAGTGGAAAGAACTAATCTAAATACTATTGATATAAGTAGTTATGGGAAGGCTTATTTTGAATTAGTTTTGAGCAACGATTTTCTAGCAGAATCTACTTTTGATATTACTTGTAGTCGACTAGATGGGACTAATACCACTCATACAGTTACAGTACCAGCAGGGTCCTTAACAGGTGATGTATTTTCTATTGGAGATCATACAAATAAAGATAATATGTATATTGATGTCTTTAATGTAACTCTCATAGGAGGAACATTAGGAGATCAAGCAATAATTAGAATTAAAAAAGAAAGAGAGCCACAATTATAAAATTAAAAAGGAGGTTCTATTATGCCAGTACAAGAAACAGCAGGGGTTTTATATGGATGTAAAAGATTAGATATAACCCCTTTAAATGTTGATGGTTCACCTAATCCATCAGCAGATACTTTTGCAATTGATGTTCCTCAGGAAGCTAGTATTGAGCCACAGATTACAGAGGGTAATAAGGCAGAGCTTAGAGGGGGTGATAATATTATTGCTACTATTGAAGATGAAGATGTTTTAACTGGATTGAATTTAACTTTTACTAATGCAGAATTAAGACCTGATGAAGTTAGAGCTATTGCCGGAAATGGAGAAATTATTTTTGATGCTTCAGGTAATGCAGTTGGATACAAAGCTCCAACAATGAAACAACAACAATCAGAGAAAGTTCCTTTTAAAGCTGAGCTATATGTATCCTTGTATGAGCAGGGATCACAATCTAAAAGTTCTAAGCTAGGTTATATTAGATTTACCTTTCCTTATTGTAAGGGATCTATTCCTAACCTCACAGCATCAGATCAAGAGTTTTTAACACCAGAGTTCACTTTAAAAGCTAGAGAGAACAGGGTTCAAAATTTATCAGTAATGCAGTGGGAACAAGTGCCTGATCTACCTACTTAATAACTAAAAATAAATAACTAATTATCAAGCACCTAAGTGGGTGCTTTTTTATTTTATTACATTAAATTTTAAGGAGTGATTTTAATGTCAGAATTAAAAGTAACAACGGTTGAGGAAATTAAAGAGATTGCAGGGGGAGAAATAGTACCATTACCAGGTTTTAAACCAGGTAAGCCCTTTGTAGCAAGATTGAAAAAGCCTTCATTATTAAAAATGGTTAAAGATGGACAGATACCTAACTCTCTTTTGGGAGTTGCTAAAGATATGTTTGAAGGTAATAGCAATGAGTCTGATCTTGCCGATGACCCAGAAGCTTTTAAGCAATCTATTGAATTGTTTTATTGTGTTGCTGCTGCTTCTTTAGTAGAGCCTGCTTATGAAGATGTTGAAGAATATATCAATGATGATCAAGTTATTGCAATATTTAACTATACTCAAAGTGGTATTGATGCTTTAAAACCTTTTCGTGAAGAACAAGGAGAAGATGTCAAGTCTAACTCTAACAGCTAAAACTTGGGGTGTAAGACCATCAGAATTGATAGGTTTAAAGAATGGATATGATGCTTATTGTTTTGATGAAGCAGCAGCTGTCTTTTGGATGCAATTAAAAAATCAGACTATGCAAGAAGCTTCTAAAGATATCCCTAACTCTGGAAAGAAAAAAAGCACTAGTCTAAAAGGGCAAAACATGATGAACTTTATGACTGATCCAAGATTTAAAAAGTAAAGAGGGGAGGGGGTGAAGTATGGGTTTTGGTAATTTAGGAACAGTCTGGGCTGAAATGGGTTTGAAATACTCTAAATTACAAAAAGGTTTTAAACAAGTTAAAACAGAGATTAAAACTAATGAGAAGAGTATTCAAAAATCATTAACTAAGCTTGGAGGAATGGCAACCAATGTAGGGACTACTATGTCGATGACTTTAACCGCTCCCCTTTCTGCTTTAGGCGGACTGATGATAAAGGCGGCCTCTGATGCTCAGGAGACACAAGGACAGTTTGATCAAGTCTTTGGTGAGATATCTAAAAGTGTTAATGTATGGGCAAATCAATATGCTGATGATATAGGAAGATCTAGAACCCAAATTAAAGAGTTTGCATCAGGATTACAAGATACTTTTGTTCCTTTGGGTTTTGCTAGGGACCAAGCTGCTCGATTATCTCAGAATTTAGTGCAGCTAGGTGTTGATGTTGCTAGTTTTAAAAATAAAGCTGATTCTAAAGTTATAGATGATTTTAATTCTGCTTTAGTTGGTAATCATGAAACTGTAAAGAAATACGGGATTATAATTAATGAGTCTAGGTTAAAATCAGAGGCCTATAAACAAGGAATTGCAGAGGTTGGAGCAGAGCTAACAGATCAACAGAAGGTTTTAGCAAGATATAGTATCATTGTTAATTCAACTAAAGATGCTCAAGGTGATGCTAGCCGCACAAGTGGAAATTTTGCTAATGTGCTAAAAAGGTTCAAAGGGGAACTTAGAAATACAGCTGAGGTTATGGGAAAAGAAATGCTCCCAATGGCAACTAAAATTATTAAGAAATTAACTAATCTAACTAAATGGTTTGGAGGATTATCTCCAGTAGTTAAAAAAACTCTATTGATATTTGGTGGTCTAGTTACTGTACTTGGTCCAGTGATTACAATCATAGGTGTTATGGTTGGGGCAATAGGTAACTTAATACCTGTATTAAGTGCTGTGTGGAGTTGGTTGAGTACTACTACAGTAGCTATTGGAGGAATGACAACACCAATCGGTTGGGTTATTGCTGCTGTTATAGCCTTTGCTGCAGCTTGGAAAGGTAACTTCTTAGGACTACGAGATGTTACAAAAGCAATGATTAAAGAAGTTGCTGGTATGATGGGGGGACTGTGGAAGTTACTAAAAGGTGATTTTAAAGATGGGTTAGCACAGATTAGAGATTCTTTTAATACAGGCGGCGAAGAAATAACAACAGCCATAACCTCAGGTTTTAAAGATACATTTTCTAAAGCAAAGGATCTTGTTCAAAAATCTTTTGGCAGTGAAATAGCCCATGCAGCAGATAAAGGAGCAGAAGAGGCTAAACCAGATATTGAAGCAAAAGGTAAAGAAATCGCTGAAAGTTTTAATTATGGTTTAACTGAAGAAATGAAGAAATTAGTATTTTCTAAATTAGGAGATACTGTTGGAGGAGCTTTTGATGATGCTTTAAGTAATTTTGATTATAAAGTCGATATGGGAGAGTTAAACACTAGAGAGCAGATTGTAGGGTTACAAAAAATTAGAGATGAACTTGCAGAAAATGAAGAACAAGAAAGAGAAGCAAATGTAAGAATTTATGAACTTAAAAAACAGTTATTTAATGAAGTATTAGATCAATATGAAGAAGATGTATCTAAGCAACAATTATCAACTGCTGAAAAGATTAAACTTCTTCAAGAAGAAGTCAAATATTATGCTATTACAGCTGATCAAAAGAAGGCTATTGAAGAAGAGATTTTAAATCTTAAACGTCAACAGGCAGAAGAAGAAAAGAGACTTGCGTCTAATCGCTATAATTTCCTTTTAAAGCTTGGTCAAATAGATTTAAAAGAACATAGAAAAAGGTTACAAAACCAACTTAAAGGGGTTAAAAAATATAGTGATGAGTGGATTAGGTTACAAGGACAGATTGCTGATACTAGACTCAAAATGTTTGATCAGATAGTAAAAAAAGATAATTTATCAACTGAAGAGCAGATTAATAACATCAATAAGATTTTACAGACTGAAAAATTAGCTACAGAAGAAAAGATTAGATTGCAAGAAAGATTAAATAAATTAAGACAAAAACGAAATAGTTCAAAAAAATCAAATAATCCAAAGAATAAAACTGATCAAAATATCAGTAAACTAGAGTTAGCATTTAATACATTTACAGAAAAATTTCAAGATTTATTATCTTCTTATAACCCACAA